CTATCTCTTCTAGAGTGGCATAACGCTGCTGATCTATAAAATATAGATCATATATTAAGAATATACCACTATATCTACCCCATACTACTAGATCTCCGCCCCATGCGCGCATACACGCTGATATAGTCGTGGTGTCATAATCAATACTTACGGGGCCAGAACCAAATACACCATCTATAACGTATAGAGCGCAGTCTTGACCGAGGGGTAACTCATACCAACTATACATACCCAGGGCCCGCGCTTTGCTATAATCACTGCACTCGGTAAGGCGCGGGGCAGGTATAATAGCAGGCAGAGCCGTAGTAAGATAATCAATAGCTAGTTCCTGACTGACATCGTCTCCTAGTTGATAATTAGTGAAATTAGGAGGGGTCTGTAATATTAACCCCTGACTAGTATGGCCATTGTAACTACGTATCTTAACTCTATAGCCAGCTTTATAGGGCCCTAGCCCATTCCGTAGAATAGAGCCAGGGGCCACATAAATACATAGACTACCGACTGCAAACAGTCCGCGTTGCACTATTACCTGGCGATGTTTAATTATAGCCAGCTCTATTGTATTGCCGAGAGGGCGGAGGGCACGGATCTCATCAATATAAGCGTGCATCTTGGGGTGCTTTAGGTTCTACATTCGTGATTAAGCTCAACTCCTCTTTGAACTCAGCGGCTAGTTCTTGAAGCTCATCATCGAGCTCCTCCTCCTCCTCGTCGTCATAATCAGGTAACTCGAGTACCCAAGTAGTAGCAAGGCCCATTAACTTAGTAAACTTAGCATAGGCCTTCTGCCCATCCGGGTCACCTACTGTACGAGGGAGGGCCTTATAGACTAAGCTCCGGAGAGCCTGAAAGTCATCTCGACTGAGGATATTAAACTCGAAATCGGGGGCCTCTGGTAACTCAATAGTTAGTAGAATATCACGCAATAGAGCTAACTGAAGGGGCACATTACGGCGGGTACTATGTACAACATCTAGTAGAGTCTTACGCTCTAGTCTGTCATAGAAGGCTTTAGTAGCTAGCTCAGGTGTCTTATCCCCGGCTGCTACTGAGTTAATGAGAGTAGTGACATAACAATTGTCTTCTGCACCGAGTAGACTGATAGCGACATCAGTAGTGACTACCTTACCGGCGACCATATTAAAGACGTTACGTACGAGTTGATTATCCATATATCTCCAGATAGTGACAAAAAGGGGCGGCTCTCGCCACCCCAAGTAGGTGTTAGTGATTAGGTGGGGTCGTTGACTCTAGACCCCAATTCTTCTTGATGATAGCCTTGTATAGATTATCTCTAATCATTGCTTGCCTCATCATATCCTTGAGCATATGGCGAGTCTGCTCTAGCGACATCTTATCAATAGTATCTGCCGTAGCGCGCAGCCGTAATTCTTGCTCAAGTGTTAGTGAATTTGTATCCTTCGTATCCATTGGTACTTCTCCTAGTTTAACTAGCGCAGGATTGGCACTCATTCTTCTCAGTTACCTTATCCTGCCATATACTCCGCACGTAATATAATGTCTTGAGGCCCTCACGCCACGCCTGCAGATAGACATCATTTAGATCCTTAGCAGTGGTTACGTAGTCGAGGCCATAGGCATGTTCATTGAAGTTGAATAACAACTCAGTGCTGAGACCAGTATCTATCCATTTCTGAATAACTGCTGCAGCAGAGACTACGACACTGGGATGAGTATAGCGGCTCTCTTGATAAAAGTGAAATGCTTCCTTGATATAGAGTGGGACAATGGTATTAATGCCCGCCCCATTCTTATCAATGGTAAGACGAGAGAAGACAGGTAAGAAGGAGGCTGTGGTGCCCTGTACCAACGAGGTGCTGGAGTTAGGAGCAGTAGCCAGGATGTGAGAATTACGAATACCCGATACGATTATACGCTCCATAAGGGCATACCATCTCTCGGGGTCGGTGCTATTATTGCTGACCCACTCCTTATCACGACCGCCTAGGATAAGACCCTTACTCCACTCACTACCAGGGAATGCAGGATAGGCCCCGCGCTCCTCTGCTAGTTCTACACTAGCCTGAGTAGTATAGAAGCAGATGTCTTCGAATAGTTTCTCTATGACATCGAGATCCTGATACTTAAGGTGTCTAATAGCTAACCAGTCAGCCAGTCCCATGACACCTACACCTATGGTACGATAGCGGTTTACATGAGCGCGAGCCTCATAAGTAGGGCTAGTAGTAAGATCACATGCGGCATCTAATAGACGAACAGCCATACGGCTGACATCAGCCATCTCATCGTCAGTAATACGAGGTAATACTAACGACAGAAGCATACAGCAATGTGAGTAGCTGCTATTGAATAAACTATATGACTCAACGCATAGGTTTACTCCACCGATAATACCCTCATGCTTATTAGGGTTAAGCGCATTAATGCGGTCTTTAAAAGCCACATAAGGAGTACCTGTCTCAAGTAGGAGCATCAGCATCTTCTTCCATATAGCCTTAGCGCTGACCTTTTTAACTACGTCGAGCGGAGGAGCGGAGGAGTTGATATACGTTTCGATGACGTGATAGGCATTGGTAAATTCATCGCCGTACATATCAGCTAATTGATATCCAAATACATTCTTGATTTCAGTAGGGCACACTAGGTACCAGTCCTCATCGAGAATTACTCGACGCATGAACTCATCAGAGATAATGAATTGCAGCAGGATATCACGAGCCTTCGTATGTTCACTACCAGCATCACCCCGCAGGTCCATGTACTCAAGGAGGTCAGCATGCCATACGTCTATACCTACGGTACAGGCCCCTGCGCGTACACCGCGTTGATTAGTAGCGACGATGGTAGCATTGATAATCTTAATCCAAGGGCATACACCGCCACTGGCGCCCTTCTTCTTACGAATACGACTACCGCGGGCCCGCACCTTACTAATGCGTACGCCTACCCCACCGCCATTAGCACTCATTGCTGCTAGCTGAGAGATATTATCGAAGATACTCTCGCGACTATCATCGATATCGATTATATGACAACTACTGAGGCTACCATCGGCCTGACGCAGATTACTCATAAGAGGAGTGGCCAGGCTGATCTTACCGAGGCTGAGTAGGTCATAGGTCTTATGAGCAAAGGTCATGCGCTCGTGGGCGGGCTCCAGCATACTGAGTAGTAGTGCTTGTGTTAGCCACATCTCCTGTAGTAACTCACCCTCTAGGAGATAACGCGAGACGAGAAGATCAGCGCCGCTTATATCAAAGCGCATATCGCGCTCTGGGTCTATCCAGGTGCCGGCTTCAGCAATGTCATTAGTACTATACAAGTCTAAGAAGTTCTTTATTAGGTCTCCTTCATAGAAGCCCTCAGACCTCAGGTACTCGAAGGCCACTGGATAATTACCATAGAGATAGCCGCGGCGGGCCTTAACCTTACGCCGCCAATCCCACATACGAAGGCGACCACTGACCTTCAGCCAATCAGGGTAATGCAAATCGGCTAATTCAGCTGCTGATCTAATCAGACCATTCTGTATCGCTTCTGTAGTGATATCATCATTAAAGCGACGACTAAGTCGCCGAGATAACTTATAGGGATCTACCTCTAGGCCCTCGCAGGCCCAGTTAATTACCTCGATAGCGCGATTGGGATCATACGGGCTTACTCTACCATCTGTGTGTATAACGTTGATTTGCATATTATTGTTGCTGGCTGTTTCTTATGCTATTTAATAGATCGAGCCGTTCTTGCTCTTCTGCAAACTCCTCAGTAGACAGATCTACCTCTCTACGGAACTCTTCCTCTAGTGTGCTATCTACGATAGTTAGTCGTCCATCAAATAGAGCTGGAGCACCAGTAGGAGTATAATTATTGTTAATCCCCATACTAACATCACTGCCCATATCACTATGCCCATCAGTATGACGCGGGACACTATAGAAAATGTCATTCCTAGATTGCTGGGGCATATAACCCGCATCCTTAAGATGCTTACTCATATACTCATTGATAACTTGCAGAGCCTGCTTGAGACTAGCTATACTACTTGTCAACTCTGATAGCGTCATATTCGCTAATTGTGCCTTATTCGGTGGTGTCACCTTATACTGAGGTTGTGTTGTCTTGTTTGTCATACATGCTCGTCGTTAATTGTTTCTTCGGTGTCATCACCTGCTGCGTTGTCTTGGTACTCCGACAACTGACTGTAAATAGAATCTAGCATACTCTGGTTAATACCAGCACGAACTGCTGCTAGGCCCTGAAACTTAGTACCATCAGGTAGGGTATAGAAGGCCCCACTACGAGTAACTATACCAGTCTTAACAGCCTGACGTACAATGTCGCCCACTAGATCCACGCCCGCCAGCAGGTTCCCATTGGGGCCTGTATAGGGTAATAGTAAATCTAACTCTGCCTCACGAAAGGGGATAGCTACTCTATTCTTAGTGTTCTTGACTGTAATAGTCATACCAGTTATAACGCCCCGCTGTTTAAGGGGATCTCCTCGTCCTAGCCGTAGTTGTATAGCAGCATTATAGGCCAGGGCCTTACCACCAGTGGAGCCGACGGGGGCCCCATAACTACCTACCTTAGTGCGATACTGATTAATCAACACTACGGTAGCACCAGTCTTATTAGCAGCATTAACTACTTGAGGTAACTTCTTACTAAGCAGACGGGCCAATTGAGCAACAGTAGCATCAGCAGAGCCCTTCTCCATCTCAACAGCGGATATCATATTCGCTACTGAATCAATAACGACTATTTTGACTAGACCACTGTTTAATAGAGTAATAAGACTATCCATACCCTCCTCCCCTGTATCGGGGCGGAACATGGCTATCCGATCCATATCCATACCCATCATCCTGGCATAACCAACCTCGAATGACTTCTCGTGATCTAACCACGCTGCCCAGTATCCCTTAGCCTGTAATAGACTAACGCACTGTTTCATAAGTGTGGTCTTACCTACACTAGTCTCACCTGCAATCTCTACTATTTTACCTGCGGGCCACCCACCTCCTAATACATAGTCCAATGAGAATATACCACTGGGTATAAAAGTAGTAGGCTCGATAGAACTAGTAGAGCCGAGGCCCCCCATGTAATTAAGGCACTTTGCTCTAAGCTCAGTATCTAGCTTTCGAGCAAGCTTAAGTTGCTCTGAGATTTCATTCTTAGCCATATTTATATCTCAATAAATTAACACTCCGCTCACGCGCGCTGCAAGACTAATCGTATAGCCAGAGAACGCGCGGGGCTCTATTTCTAATTGTGGGCCTCTACCGTATCTGCAAATAACATAGCATCAAGTGCACGTATCATTGTATATTTATGCGGCGTGAGTAAACCTGACATAACTATAGTAACCAGAAGTATTATAATAGTCTCAAGATAAATACAAGGGCGACGCCGATACCTAGATAAGCTAATGGTTTTATAAATAGGCACGACGTCAGATAATACCATGTCCCCTACCACCATGTCTTCTATGCGGCGCAGGAACAGGGCAAGGTTATTCGTCTTATCTATCTTCTGTATATGGATAAGCCTATATACGGCGGGCAAGGATATAATAGGTATATCCCTTGCACCATTAGTATCAGTAATAGTAAAGGTAGCGCACTCCTTAGGATTTAGCGCCTCTGTGCTACGGAGGCCTAATACATTGAGTATGTCGTCCTTTACAAACCAGGGTTGCTTACATTTGATAATTACCCGTATCACGGTACTATTAAAGATGTAAGTTCTTATGTTAGGCATGGTTTATTAGATTACAGGCTATGGAGTGAAGAGCCTATCATTAACCATTATTCTTTATGTGGTCTAATAGAGCCATAATTAGCCTAAGTAGTAAGCTTTGGTTTTATCCATAACGTCGATCCATCAGATGTCCAGCATAGAATCGCAAGCTCAGGCCACTTCATCTGCAGAGCTCGGAGCTCTGCAGATGAGAATACTGACTCCTGCCCTTCGTATCCAAGGATTTCATCTAAAGGCTTAACCTGATTGTTACTGATATCATTGTTGTAAGCTAATGTGTGGGTTTTATTATCCATGCCGCGGATAGATAGCAACCACTTCTCGAAATCATCCGTAGGGCAATTATTATCCTCTAGAATTACAGCTAGATCATCTGCTGATACCCACAGTCTATCTGACTCCATGAGCTTTGAGTAAATACTACAATTGAGTACCTCCCCTAAGGACACAGCGTCTATATACACATTACTGTTATCAGCTAGTCCGTATACAACCCTGTCATTATAAATTGCCTTTAATTCTTCCTTGACATCCTCACCGCCGTAAACGGACGGTGATTCCCAAACCTCACGATTTAGGTTTCTGCTTCTTTCCCTTGCGGGGTTCCGCACCTGCCTTAACAGATTTACTCTGTTCTGGTCTTATGGTCGCTCTACAGACTGACACCGCAAGCCCTGCGGCCAAAATGTTTTTACTCGCGTTAATATCTCGGTCATGGTGTGTCCCACAGTCTGGACAATCCCATTCTCGAACATTTAACGGCATCTTTTCGACAATATACCCGCAATTACTACACCTTTTAGAGCTAGGAAACCATCTATCTATTTCGATGTAATTTCTCCCATACCAACGGCATTTATAGGCTAATTGTCGGGTGATTTCTCCCCAGCTTACATCAGATATTGCCTGAGATAATTTCGGGTTTTTGACCATATTCTTTACAGCTAAATTCTCAACCACAATCGTTTGGTTTTCACGAACTAATTGAGTGGTTAGCTTGTGTAAATGGTCTTTTCTACTATCGGTGATTTGAGCGTGAATTCTGGCTACTGTGATTCTCGCTTTTTCCCGATTCTTTGAGTCTTTTTTCTTCCTAGAAAGATTTTTTTGTGCCTTTCGCAGTCTCCGATAATGTTTCTTAAAATGCTTGGGATTAGACACTTTATCGCCGTCGCTGGTAATGACAAGGCTACTAATTCCTAAGTCAATTCCGATGGCTTTATCGGTTGGGGGTAATGGCTTAATCGTTGGG